CTGTAAGAGCCCCGCCACGGGGTCCACGGAGACCATCATTGAAGTTTGGAATGTGCGACCATGCGACACCTTTGAATGAAGAGTCTTTTGATACGTCCGTTCGGTTAATAATCATAAGAGGTAATTTAACAACACCGTTCTTATCGCGCAAGTCTTTATCTGCTTTAATTTGAAAAGCTCGCTCGGCAGAGATCCAGATAACAGGAACTTTCTTAAATCCCTTATTGGTTATAGCTGATGGATTGATGGTTTCATTGACCCAGTTATAAAAAGCGGTGTCAATGGTTTCAATCGTTGATGGCATAAAAATAATTTCTTTTAGATTACCATCGGCGTCTTTCACCTCTGTGTAGTCTCTGTTATAATCTTTAGGTGCCATCGAACAAACCCTCCCTTGCTCTCACGCATTTAGCAGATATTTCAATCTTATGATCTACTTGCCCAAAGATCTGTCTAGGCTCCGATAAAATTGTGATCTCATAGTATATATCGCCATACAGCACGAAGTCACCTTCTCGCACAAACAAATCTTGATCTTCCGTCAATCTACGCTTGTGAAAATGAACTGTAATTGAGGCTTCTTTATCAAGACCAATGTTTGTATCAAACTGTGTCTGTATCCCCTCATACTCCACAAGAGCAAAAACTCTAACTGGAGGCAGGAATGTTTTGTTAATTGCCTCGCCATATAGTGGATGAAAATTTGTTCTTTCCAAGTCTATTGAGTAGTAAACAACTTGCTGGCCAATGACGCGCTCAATAAGTTCGTCATTAACTTGTTTTACAAGATCCCTTTCCTTCTGCCCAACAAACAAAGGGGGAGGAGGCTGATTAGGTTGTTTCCATTTCTTTTCGTTCTCTGACATTCAGATTATCCTTGGAAAATAGCTAGTGGGATTTCTTGGTAGACAGCATCAACAGATGCAACCATAGCAGCATCTTGCTCTGCTAGGGCTTTGTAGGTCATCTGATCTAGAACCGTCTTTAGCTCCTCCTTAAGAGATGTCTGCTCTTCTCGGGCCTGTGAGAGCAGATCTGAAGCGTTTAGAGTGACTGACTCTCCGGGGATTGGCAGGGTAGCAAATTTACCTCGGACTTGACCAAGTATTTCTTTTGTTAACGCTAGTGCATAACGACGAATCCATTGCTTACCAATAGAGTTGATATTCTTGTAGGGCACATTTGGGAACGGCAACGTGTTCATGTTGTTGATACCGCTCACTCCTGTCTTTCTATCGGAGTCCTCTTCCCAAGCATCACGATGCATGGTAAACGTAACCCACATAGTTTTTGGAATTTCTGCTGACGGAATTGGGAATATCCTTAGCCTATTATTATCAATCTCATATGAATAGTGAGATAGCCTAGTATATAAATGGTCCTCGTAAGCCATCGCTTGCAATTTGTTATGCCAAGACGGAATGATCTCAAATGTTGTGTCATCAGCAAACTGACCATAATAGTTTAAGTTTCCAACAACATTCAGGCCACCGTAGTATCCATAGAATCTCCATACTGAAGCTGGGGTCTTATAATATACTCTACGAATCTTAAATTTACGATTCATTCTGTCTTGTTGATTTGAGGTCAAAGTCTGTGGCGACTTCTCTATACTACCAGTTCCGTATGGTACTGCCTTGGTTGTCTCTGCATTGATATCAATTGAGTTACCAGATATAATCGTTTGTAAGTCGTAATCTTGTTGTCCTCTGATAAGATTAAAAGATGCTGAGTATTCTATTAGGTTTCCACCAAACCCTGCCTCTTCTGCGATACCATCACCCACTCGCTGAGCGTATGTAAATTTATATCTTGGATACTTCATGTTGACCAGCGATCCGCTTGTCGCGTCTAACTCTGAGGTGGAGTGTTCTCCAAGATGATCAAATGTGCCCGTTGCCATACCTAGAAGGTCGGACAATACGTTCTTAGCCTGATGAATGTTGATCTGATAGGAATACTCTAGGCAAGCCTCTTCATAGGCTGCGTAAACATTATCTGCTTTGATCTCGATGTCCAATACATCTCCACCAAGCTTCTTATATGTGTAAGCAACTTGAGCGGCTGCACCCTGCTTAAAATCATCGTCTTTGTATACTCCGAATGGAAGTGTGGCTGTAACATCGCCGGTACTGCCAGTAGGTGGTAAAACAACAGCACTCGTATTACTGCTTGGCGTCAATTGGGGAAAGGACATAGGCTAGGTCTCCTGTTTACAGTAATTAGTTCCGCATACAACAAAACCCCCAACCAATGAAGGAAGGGGGTTTGAATAACATATCTAATATTAAATATTAGATCTGTGCGTCACCGAAGCATGTAGCAGCAGTGCCAGTGGCAACCAATTGACCGTCCACAGCCCAATTCTCGCCATCGATACAAACAACGTGAATTCTACTTCCGGCTAGACCACCAGTGGTGCTACCGTTAAGTGTAATGAAGTCGTTACTGCCATCAGCGTCTGCGCTAAAGCAGTCAGCTTGCCCAGCAGTAGTGGAGTTTGTGAGCACGCCGCCCAAAAACCCATCGGTGTTTAGGGTAGCGGTCTTGATAACGTGGTCAGCAGTCGCTGTGACCGTAGTGACAAAGGTGAACTCTAAACCTACAGCCGGTGCAGGCAAGGTCACAGCAGTTGCCGCAGCGGCAGCAAAAAGACAGTATGACCCACTGTCGTCCTCTGTTAGAACAAGACCATCACTCATAGTCTTGACGTTTTTCTTGTGTCCAACGAGCGTGGCTTGACCCAAGCTTAGCTCTCTCTTCAAATTCTCTACTAATGCCTCAACTCTTGCGAGGCCTACTCTTTTAGTTCCCATAGTTAAAAACCCTCCTTTTATAATCGTGTCACCGCTAAATTGCGGCCATGCCTTCAAGCATGTAATAACTTAGGATGAACCCTTACTGGTTCACATATAATTAGTTCTATTAAATATCTTAAGCAAATAAAAAACCCGCCCTCCGAAGAGAGCGGGTTAGATTGTTAGTCAATCGCTATCGATTAGCTGGTTGCACCAGCCTCACCGATAAGACCGCGACAGATAACTAGACCGTACATATCACCACGGACCATCTTCTTGGCGTAGCGAGTCATGACACCCTTGCGGGGCACGAAGTCCTCGATACCGAAGATAGTAGGTGTGACCTGTAGTGGCACATATGGAGCGTAGACGAAGCCACTCTCAAGGAAGCTACCACCCTTACGACCAACGAGAATCACGTTCCGTGGGAAGTAAGGATCGACGTACACGTCGAACTTCTTAGAGATTGAGCCGGTTCTAACAGCACCGATTGAGCCTGCATCAGAGTCAACAGTGACGCTTGCACGGAATCCGCTGGTGAACTCAAGGATAGAAGCAACTTCTGGTGAACAAATCACGAAGTTAGCACCACCCCGTAGAGTCTTACGGTGGATTCTAGCAGACACATCATTGATGGTCTCGATGAGAGTCTCGTACCACTCGGAAACAGTACCTGTGAAATCAGGAGCGGCAGAAGACGCACCAATTTCAGCACCAGTCTCACGGTTGACGAATAGACCCGGTGAACGTGACCAGTAGAGCGTACCAGCAGTTGCACCATTGATAAGATCCTGTAGGATCTCACGATCAATCTCAAGAGCAATTTGCTCGGAGAGGATTGAGGTCAACTCAACCTCGGCATCGAGGTTGTGGTAAGCATTGAGGTCTTGACCCAATTCTGGGGTCCACTTAGCCTTGAGCTTACGAGTGACTGCGGTAACAGCAATGCTGTCCACCTTGATGTCGATCTCAGGGATCGCTGTCTCGTTTTCGAGACCCCAATCAGTCTGAGCAATCACAGTACCAACAGAGTCGTTACCGTCATTGGTTCTTGCACCACCGAAGTTATCCGCAAGTGGGAAGTGGATTGTAGGTGCAGCCTGAGCAGCAGCTACTTGGTGGTTTGTTGCGATAACATTGGCATCAGTACCAACGAAGACGAAGAACACAGTGTTCTCGCTTCCGTCATATCCGGCCTCAGTTGGGTGCAATGCAGCGTTGAAGTCCGTTGAAGCGTTATCTTGACCAAGAGTGGTAAGACGACGAACCATAATTAGGTCATCAAGGCTGGTTCCTGCAACAGAGCAAGAGATTGCTGTAAGCATACGCTTGTTAAGAAGCTGTCCACTTTCCTCAATGTCGGAAAGCTTGACGCGAGCAAAAATTGCCTCGTGTCCATCGCCAAGACCTAGAACGTCTGGGTCGAAACGAAGTGCCTTCTTCTGAGCGTCGGTTGGACTAGCAAGATCAATAACAGCAGACGCGGAAGCAGCAGTAGCCCCGATAGCGTGTGCCTTGATCTCAGTGATACCACCAAGTAGGGTTGAACCAGTAGGTGCAGAGAACCCAGTTGAAAGGTTGTAGAACCCAACGTCTAGGCCGGGGTTACCATCAGCGGCTGCGCCAATTGCACGAGTACCTTCGTACCCAAGATCAACACCACCAGTGATCTGGAAGCCAACCTTGCCACCACCGTACACTGACTCGCCGGTAGCGCCCTGTCCACGGACACCTGAACCAACACCCTCTGTACTATGTGTGAAGTCAAGGAAGAAAATGAGACCTGATGGAAGGCTCATTGGTTGCACTGAGACAACATCGTTAGCCAAGAGGCCACCGAAAACTCGACGGACAAGTGGGAATGCGACGGAAGCAAAGCCCTCGACGTTTCCTCCTGCCATTGAGGATGCTTCTTTGAGAAGCTGTGCCGCTTGGTTTTCAAGCAAGCGTGCCATGCCTTGACGCTCATTATCGGCGTCGAGGCCTTCAAGAAGACCAGTCTTTTCCCACTTGGAGAGAAGAGCATCTGCCTCTTGTCGGAGATCGCGAGAAACGATCCCTTCAGTTAATTTATCTAATACTGACATTTTTATCACCTCCTTTTTTAGTATAATTTTAGATATAATCTATCAGTTTCTAGAAATTCCAGCCAAGCGTTGGAAGCGTTCTTTCACAATCGTATCACGTTGTGAAGATTTGTTTCTTCTACTAGGCACGGAAATAGAAGGTCTCTTGATAGCTTCGCGTAGTGATTCTGGCTTCTTCTTGGAAGAGCCCACTGCGCTTTGAAGAGTTTCAAAGATTACCTTCGCTTCTTCAACTGAATCAGAATTCTGAATAGATTCGACAATTTTAGTTTTTTGCCGCTCATTCAGGGAGGGACTATTCAATGTCCGATTCATGTAAAGTAGTTTTGCATTTGAAAGATTGACTTCTTCAAGTTTTTCTTTCATCGTCTCAAGTGTTTGCTTGAGAAGTTGGTTTTCATTAGCTACAGCCTTGCTTGACTCTGCGAGTTCTCCGAGTGCTGCCTTGAGCTTTTCGTTTTGCTCTTTGGCCTCGGTGGAAGCAGCCCGTGCTAATCTAATTTCTTTGGCGTGGTCAACATCTGATCGTGGGCGTCCTGCCCAGCCAGTTAGTTCATCTCCAGCAAGATCAACGATAACTTCCTCAACCAACTTATCTAGGTCGATACCTTCTGGGAGTGCAGTCTCGTCTTCTGTAATTTCTTCTTGCTCGTTAACTTGTCCTTCAGGATACTCAAATAGCATCTCTTCATCTAGCTCTAGATCTTCTTGCAATTCTAATTCTTCTTCTTCGGGCTCTGCACCCATGTCCATAGCAAGCTCTTCAGAATCTTCTGGCTCTCCAGCCTCATCATCACCTAGTTTATCAAGAGTGTCGCGGAGGTCGTTTAGAGAAAAAGTAAAAGTCTTTACTTCATCATCGTCTGGGCACACCTTAAGATCACTAGTGGCTGCATCTGGAATGTCGCCTTCTGGATCTTCGTCCGCAATTTGCATTCCCATGTCGCCCATATCCTCTTGTTCGGCCAAGAGTGAGTCCATGGTGGTTCTCACGTCATCTGCATATCTCTCAAGAATTGCAGTCTCTGCGTTTTTAAGTGCTGCTTCTCTAAGAGCAGTCGCATCTACTAAAGCTTGTTCTAACATTGTTGACATATTGGATTCCCTTGCAAGAAAATATTATCGTTTGCCTACATCTAAATAGTATGTAGAAAAGACAAAATCCTGTTAATTTAAAATTGACTATTTGTTTGCGTTAGCTTTATTTGCCTTATCAATTGCTCTCTGGCGGCGAATTGCTTTTTTTCTTCGCACAACTGATGGCTTTTCATAATAATCAGTCTTTTCTCTGTATGTTTCGATGATCTTCATCTTCTTACATTTTTTAATAAATCTACGAATCGCTCTTTCGATTGGCTCATTTTGTCTCGGCACGACTGTTAAATTGCTGTGCCTCTTGCCTACATGAGGTGGGGTATATCTTTCTCTACGATTATGGTCCCGATCTCTGTGGTTTCTA